GAATGGTATTGACTCCGCTGGTGCTGCACAAACTCAAGGTGGTGTTCAAATTGAAAATAATATTATTTTTGATGTTGGTGGACACGCAGTGGTCGCAAATGCAAATGATGACGATAGACTTCTTGGCTCACAGATTGCGATTGGCGATGCGTCATCTGGGAACTTTAGTAATCTTGATGAATATGAAAATCTTTTTACAGTCACAGCAGTGACAACGACAGATTTTGTAGATTATGCAAATCAAGACTATCGGATTCGCAGGGACTCTGCACTTTACAAGAAGACCGAAGCAGGTAACTTGAATCTTGGTGCGATTCAAAACGAAGATTTTGAGTTCGTTTCCGTAAGTTAACATTGACATTCGTTTGATATATGCTACACTTTGCAAAAAGGAGATAGCATGATATCAACAGTGCCTAAACTACAATACTACAAACTTCGTGATGGTGCGTCAGCGCCTGAATTTGCTACAGAGGGATCTGCCTGTTTTGATCTTCGTGTTTGCTGGGACACAGAAGAAGAGATGTGGGGACCGATTAAAGGAAGAAACATTCGCATGGGAAAAAAGTTGCTTGTTCCAACAGGACTTGCGTTCAACATTCCAGTGGGATACTCAATTCGGTTTCATCCAAAGTCGGGTCTTGCTTGTAAGCATGGTATTACCTTAACAAACTGCGAAGGTATCATTGACTCAGATTATCATCACGAGGTTTTCATTTGCGTATGGAATACAAGCGATGAACACGATTACTATCTTCGACAGGGTGATAAAATCTGTCAAGCAGAGTTGGTTCGTAATGAACATTATCACATCGAACAAACCACAGAGCAACCACAAAAAACCACAACCAGAGATGGTGGATTTGGGAGTACAGGTAAATGACTAGAGAAGATTTACTAAAGCACCATGAAACTCTTTGTAATGAAGCAAGAGAACTCATGAAAAGAAAAAACCACGACTACGCTGGTGAGGGTGGTATGGAGCCTTTTGCAAACTTTACACGAACAGAAGCGATGGGTGTATGCTCGACCGAGCAAGGTTTTCTTGTTCGTGTTGTCGATAAGGTTTCACGCTTGTCAACTTTCACAAGTGCTGGTAAACTAGAAGTCGAGGGTGAAGGTTTTCACGACTCTGTTGTTGACATTATTAATTACATGGTTTTGTTTAGTGGGTATCTAAAAGATAAGAATGACTGATTTTTACACGAGTGTTGTTCCGTACGGAGAGAAGATTCTTCTTCGTGGTTATAGAGATGGTAAACCGATCAAGGAGAAACGAGAGTTTTTTCCTACGCTTTACGTCAAGTCGAAGCAAAGTGATACGGGATTCAGAACACTTGAAGGTGAGTGGGTCGAACCATTCAAACCAGGCACAATGAGTGACAGTAGATCATTCATCAACAAGTACAAGGGTGTGTCTGGTTTCGAAGTTTATGGTAACTCAGATTATGTTTATCAGTTTATCGCAGACAATTACAAGGGAGACATTGACTATGATATGTCTCATATGAAAGTAGCGTCGATTGATATCGAAACAACCTGCGAGAACGGTTTCCCTGATCCTGATGATCCACTAGAGCAACTTATCGCAATCACTGTAAAGTGTAAGGGTAAGTCATACGTGTTTGGTTTGGGTGAATTTCACATTGATAAACCAGATGTTTATTGTTTCAAGTTTACCACAGAGGAAGACTTGGTAGAGTCTTTCATGATCTTTTGGGAAAAACTAGAACCCGATATCATCACTGGTTGGAACACTCGATTCTTTGATATTCCATACTTAGTCAATCGAATCATATCTCTTTTTGGTGATGCATTTGCAAAGAGACTTTCTCCGTGGAAAAACATCAAGATTAGGGAAGTCACAAAGCGTGGTAGAACACACCGAGTCTATGACTTGGTTGGTATTGTTTCATATGATTACTACGAACTCTACACCACATTCACTTATGTGAATCAAGAGTCATATAAACTTGATCACATCGCTTACGTTGAACTTGGAGAGCGTAAAGTTTCTCATGATGAGTTTGATAAGATGTCCGACTTCTATAAGAACGACTTCCAAAAGTTTATGGAATATAACCTCAAGGATGTGGAGTTGGTTGATCGACTTGAGGACAAACTCAAGTTGATTGAACTTGCAGTTGCACTTGCATACTCTGCAAAGGTAAACCTGATGGATGTGTATTCTCAAGTTAGAACATGGGACTGCATCATTTATCACTACCTGCTCGATCACGGTGTGGTGATTCCACAGAAGAAAGTGTACGAGAAAGACACTCAGTTTGCTGGTGCATTTGTTAAGGAACCAATCACAGGGATGCACGATTGGGTTGTGTCGTTTGACTTGAACAGTCTGTATCCACACTTGATCATGCAATACAATATCAGTCCCGAAACAAAAGTAGAGGTCGGTGATAGATTTGGACTGGGAGTAGATAATCTTCTAAAGTCAACACCAGAAAAGCATAACTCTGGTTGTCATGAAAAACTTGAGTTGTTCAAGTCAAAAGATTATTCAATTGCAGCAAACGGAACTTGTTATCGCAAAGATGTTCGTGGGTTTCTTCCTACACTCATGGAAAAAATGTACCAAGAACGAAGCATGTATAAGAACAAGATGATCGAAGCACAGAAGGAGTTGGAAGATCTTCCAAACCAAGACATGACTACATTGGGTCGTGCAGGATATACAGAGAAACTCAAGAAAGACATATCGAAGTTTCATAACTTTCAATTGGTTAGAAAGATTCAACTAAACTCCGCTTATGGTGCGATTGGTAATCAATACTTTCGATACTACGACGTTGATAAAGCGGAAGCGATCACCATGTCGGGTCAATTGAGTATTCGATGGATTGCTGACAAACTAAATGCGTTTTTGAATGACAGAATAGAAACAGAAGACTACGACTATGTGGTTGCCTCTGATACCGACTCTGTATATCTTCGTCTTGGTAAACTTGTAGATAAATTATGTGCTGGTAAATCAAAGAAAGAGATCGTAGACTTCTTGGATAAGGCTTGCACTAAAATCATAGAACCGTTTGTCGATAGATCTTTCGAAGAACTTGCGACCATGATGAATGCATATGAAAACAAAATGGTCATGGGTCGTGAGGTAATCGCAGACAAAGGTTTGTGGACTGCGAAGAAACGATACATGATGAATGTTCATGACTCCGAGGGTGTTCGTTATGAAAATCCAAAGGTAAAGATCATGGGTATTGAAACTACAAGATCATCCACACCAGAAATTGTTCGAAACGAACTCAAGGAAGTCATTCGTCTAATTCTGACTACCGACGAAGCAACGATTATAAATCAAGTTGAGCAGGTTAGGAGCAAGTTTTTCAAGTCAACTCCAGAGGATATCGCCTTCCCACGTAGTGTTCGTGGTTTGAAAAAGTATTCCGACAAAGAGTGCATTTATAAGAAATCTACTCCGATTGCAGTGAAAGGCGCACTGATCTATAATAACTATTTACGAGAGTTGGATCTCAAAAAGAAATATCCTTTGATCACAGAGGGTGATAAAATTAAATTCTTATATCTCAAGAAACCAAACCCACTCGGCGGTCAGATGGGTACGGATCAGGTTGTTTCGTTTGTAAGTAAACTGCCTACTGAGTTTGGTCTTGATGGTTTCATTGACTACGAGAAACAATTTGAAAAGTCATTTCTTGATCCATTGACAAATATCCTAAACATGATAGGATGGTCACATGAAGAAAGAACAACATTGGAAGGACTATTTGTATGACATTCACAGACGAACATTTAAAGATAATCAAGTGGCTGCTTGAGCGTGAATCAAATCACATTAAAGAAATATACAACGTGATGCTGAAAAACGATTCATCTACAGCAGAGCATATTGAAGAAGTAACAAACAGGCTATCAGAAGTAAATGAAATTATTAAGTTGATTGAGAAGGAGCAAGGATGAGCAAGATTCTTCATGGGTTGGTTAAAGCGTCGGGAAATGAATATGCAAGCGTTTTGGATGACGGTATCGAATCGGATGTTAATGGTTTTATTGACACTGGTTCCTACACGTTCAATGCACTTCTTAGTGGTAGTCTTTATGGTGGTTTGCCTGATAACAAAATTCTTGCTCTTGCAGGAGAGTCAGCAACAGGTAAAACATTCTTCGCTTTGGGAATGGTAAGCAAGTTTCTAGAAACCCACAAAGATGGTGTTGTAATTTACTTCGACTCAGAACAAGCGGTAACATCAAACATGTTCGAAGAACGTGGAGTTGATGCTGAACGTATCGCTGTCTTTCCAATTGACACGGTAGAAAACTTCAGAACACAAGTTGTAAAACTTGTTGACAACTATCGTGAACTTTCTCCTGCGGACAAGAAACCAATGATGATTGTTCTTGACTCTCTTGGTATGCTTTCAACCGAGAAAGAGATGGCAGATACCGCTGAGGGTAAGAACGTGCGTGACATGACACGCGCCCAAGTCATCAAGGCTACGTTCAGAACACTCACACTTAAGTTGGGTCAAGCAGGTATTCCTTTGATCATGACTAATCACACATATGATGTCGTTGGTTCTTATGTTCCGATGAAAGAAATGGGTGGTGGTTCTGGTCTTAAATATGCAGCGTCTACCATCGTTTACCTTTCGAAGAAAAAGGTTCGTGATGGTACTGATATTGTTGGTAATATCATTAAGTGTAAGTTGTATAAATCACGACTGACCAAAGAAAACTCTATGGTTGAAGTGATTCTCAACTACGACAGTGGACTGAATCCTTACTACGGTCTTGTTGATCTGGGAATTGAATGTGGGGTATTGAAAAAGGTTTCAAATCGTGTAGAATTCCCTGACGGAAGAAAAGCATACGAGAAATCAGTCTACAATGACCCTGAGAAATATTTCACGGATGAAGTCATGTGGTCGATTGAACAAGGTGTTGGTAAAATTTTTAAGTATGGATCATCAGCGTTGGAGAATACAGTAGAAGATGAACACAGAACAACTAATCCTATCGAATCTGATCAACAATGATGAATACTCTCGTAGAGTCGTTCCGTTTCTAGAGGAAGAATACTTTCAATCCAGAGTCGATAGACTTGTTTTTACGGAGATCAAAAACTATACGTTGAAGTATAGAAGCACTCCAAGTAAAGAAGCGATCAAGATATCACTGGACTCTCATGACGAGTTGACTCAGACTGAGATCCATGACTCTAATGAACTTATTGACTCGTTAAATCAATGCACGAAGAACGAAGAGTTTGAGTGGTTGCTGAATGAGACTGAATCGTTTTGTAAAGACAAAGCGGTATACAATGCTATTCTAGAATCTATTCACATCATCGATGGTAAGTCAAAGTCAAAGAACTCTGGTGCGATACCTGAAATTTTGTCTGACGCACTCGCTGTGTCTTTTGACACACACATTGGACACGATTACATCGAAGACTCGAATGATCGTTATGAATTTTACCATCAAGTTGAAAAGAAGATTCCGTTTGATCTTGACTTCATGAACCGAATCACCAATGGTGGTACACCACCTAAGACATTAAATATTGTCATGGCTGGTACAGGTGTTGGTAAGTCTTTGTTCATGTGTCACCACGCAGCAAACTGTATGATGCAGAATCTAAATGTTCTGTATATAACTTGTGAGATGGCTGAGGAACGTATCGCAGAAAGAATCGATGCAAATATTATGAATATCACGTTGGATGATCTGAAAGATCTACCCTTCAAGATGTATGAGCAAAAACTAAATGCAGCGACGAATGGTGTCAGTGGTAAACTAATTATCAAAGAGTATCCTACAGCAACAGCAAACTGCAATCACTTTAGAATCCTGCTCGACGAATTGTCATTGAAGAAGAAGTTTAAACCTGATGTTATCTTTATTGATTACTTGAACATCTGTGCGTCTTCGAGATTGAAACAAGGAAGCAACGTAAACTCATATACATTCATCAAGTCAATTGCAGAGGAACTTCGTGGTCTTGCAGTTGAGAAAAATGTTCCGATCTTTAGTGCGACTCAGGTGAACCGAACTGGTTACTCCAGCAGTGATGTTGGTCTTGAGGACACTTCAGAATCATTTGGTCTTCCTGCAACTGCTGATTTTATGTTTGCTCTGATATCAACTGATGAACTAGAAGAACATAATCAAGTCATGGTGAAACAGTTAAAGAATCGTTATAACGATACCGCTGTAAACCGAAAGTTTGTGTTAAGTATTGAGCGAGCGAAGATGAAACTCACAGACGTTCAATCTGAAGATCAGGATCTAATTGGGTCAAATCAAACCGATGAGGATTCATTTGGATCAGGATTTGATGGTAAAAAGTTTGATGATGAATTCCAAGCACCAGAGTCTAAGAAATTTACTGATTGGAAAATGTAATGTCATTGCACATTGATAAAAAATTCATCAATATGGTTTCCCCGCAGTTGGAAAGATTCGCATGGAAGAAGGACAATCTTGCGAACTGCCGATGTCCAATATGTGGAGATTCTCAAACAAACAAATCAAAAGCAAGAGGTTTCTTCTATGCAAGACAAAACAATTACTTCTATAAGTGTCACAACTGCGATTATGGATCGAACATCTATAACTTCCTGAAAGAGATTTCGCCTTCACTCTGTAAAGAATACTCTCTTGAAACGTTCTCTGGTAGAAAAGAGAAGACAACAAAGGTAATTATTCCTAAAAAGACTATTGTAAAATACCAAAGATCAAAGAAAACAGACAAACTCAAAGACCTGAAAAAAATATCAGAGTTAGAGGTAGACCATCCCTGCGTAGAGTTTCTCGTAAACCGTAGAATTCCAAAAGATAAATGGAACATGCTATATTACACAGATGACTTCGGTTCTTTTATGAAAACTATTGACGATGAATATGAAACATCAGGTTACAAAGACTCTAGACTGGTGATTCCGTTTTTCGATCAAAACGGTGATGTCGTTGCAGCACAAGGTAGAATGCTTTCACTTTCCGCAGATCTAAATGCTAAATCTACGGCAAAATATTTGACTGTGAAAACAAATAAAGAGTCAGATCGTTTGTGGTATGGACAGTGGAGAGTCGATCCTAAGAAGACTGTATATATCGTCGAGGGTCCGCTCGATAGTTTATTCATTCCAAACTGCATTGCGATGGTCGGTGCAGGTGCAATTGATTCTATCCCCGAACATCTCAAAGATAGCAATGGTGTTTACGTATTAGACAACGAACCTCGAAATAAACAGATAGTGAGTATTAATGAAAGATTAA